TGAAACAAGATCTGAAATGGTCACCGGACGGTATGCGTGTTGAGGTCATTCGGGCCGGTGAGTATGACGACGGGGCGCTTCCTGCCCGGGTGCAGGAGATTGCACTTCAGGCCGGGTTAGCAGAGCGCGGAACCAGTGCAAAAAGCAGTAAAGCGACAAAAGAGAAAAAAGCCACGACCAGTAAAGAGGGCTGAGTATGCTTCTGACAATGGAAGAGATTAAAGCCCAACTCCGGCTGGATGAGGATTTCGATGCTGATGACCGCCATCTGCAACTGCTGGCCTGTGCGGCGCAAAAGCGGACGGAAACGTATCTGAACCGGAAGCTCTATGCACCGGATGAAACCATTCCGGACAGCGACCCGGACGGACTGCACCTGCCGGATGATATTCGTCTGGGGATGCTGATGCTTATCAGCCATTTTTACGAAAACCGCTCGTCGGTTACGGAAGTGGAGAAACTCGACATGCCGCAGAGTTTTGGCTGGCTTGTCGGCCCGTACAGGTACTTTCCGCAATGAAAATTCGTCAGGCGCAGACCAGCGCAACCTACATTCTGCCGGACCCGGGTGAACTGAATAAACGCGTCCTGATCCGCCTGCGGGTGGATATGCCCGCGGATAACTTTGGCGTGGAGCCTCAATACCCGGTTACGTTCCGGACATGGGCGAAGGTTATCCAGACCAGTGCCACCACCTGGCAGGAAACCGCGCAGACCGGGGACGCCATCACCCATTACATCACCATTCGTTACCGCCGGAGGATCACCGCTGATTATGAGGTGGTCTGCGGTGACAGTGTGTACCGGGTGAAACGTCAGCGCGATCTGAACGGGGCGCGGCGCTTTCTGCTGCTGGAGTGTACGGAGCTGGGCGAATGTAGGCAGAGTCACGGAGGCAGCAATGGCGACTCCCTTTTTTCACGTTGATGTTCAGCAGCCCGCCGAGATGCGCTTTAACCGCGCCCGTGTCCGGCGGGCGTTTGTCACGATTGGGCAGCGTCATATGCGTGATGCCCGTCGGCTGGTGATGCGCCGTGCGCGGTCGGCACCGGGTGAAAACCCCGGTTATCAGACCGGACGCCTGGCTCGTTCGATTGGTTATATGGTGCCGAGAGCCAGTAAAAAGCGAGCCGGTTTTATGACACGCATTGCCCCTAACCAGCGCAACGGGAAGGGGAACCGGATGATCTCTGGTGACTTCTATCCGGCGTTTCTGTTTTTTGGTGTCCGGGGAGGAGCAAAACGTCGTCGTAGTCATCATCGTGGTGCATCCGGTGGCAGCGGCTGGCGACTGGCTCCACGTAATAACTTCATGGTGGAAACTCTTGAAAAGAACCGCAGCTGGACACGCTATTTTCTGGCGCGGGAATTGCGTAAATCACTGAAGCCGGAGCGACGACACAGATGAAACTGACGCCTGTTATTGCTGCGCTGCGTGCCCGCTGCCCGTATTTTGAAAACCGGGTGGCAGGCGCGGCACAGTTCAAAAATCTGCCGGAGGTCGGAAAGCTGAGACTCCCGGCGGCGTATGTGGTACCGGGTGATGACTCTCCGGGAGAAAACAAAAGCCAGACCGACTACTGGCAGGAGCTGAAAGAGGGCTTCTCCGTGGTTGTCATACTGAGTAACGGGCGTGATGAGCGCGGTCAGTTTGCCTCGTATGATGTGGTGGACGATGTCCGGCAGATGCTCTTTAAGGCTCTGCTGGGCTGGAACCCGGAAGCGTGCGGTAACCCGATTACCTATGACGGCGGCACGCTGCTGGATCTGAATCGTCATGAGCTGATTTATCAGTTCGATTTTTCGGTCATCAGCGAGCTGACTGAAGACGATACCCGCCAGCAGGATGATCTGAACAGTCTGGATGAACTGCAAACGCTGGCGATTGATGTTGATTATCTCGAGCCCGGTAACGGGCCTGACGGCGATATCGAACATCACACCGAAATAACCCTTCCTTCCTGAGGATCCTCATGTTTGTCAAACCTGTTAAAGGGCGGTCAGTTCCTGACCCTGCCCGCGGCGACCTTTTGCCCGCCGAAGGGCGAAATGTTGACGAGAACAACTACTGGCTGCGCCGTGAAGCAGCGGGTGATATCCGGCGCGTGAATAAAAAGGTGAACACCGATGACGATAAGCTTTAACACCATTCCGTCGAATACGCTGGTTCCGCTGTTTTATGCGGAAATGGATAACCAGGCTGCGAATACTGCACAGGACAGCGGAGCATCGCTGCTGATTGGTCATGCCAATAACGGTGCAGAGATTGTTGCCAACAGTCTGGTGCTGATGCCGTCGGCAGACTATGCACGCCAGATTTGTGGTGCGGGAAGTCAGCTGGCGCGTATGGTCGAGGCTTATCGCCAGACCGACCCGTTTGGTGAGCTGTATGTGATTGCCGTTCCGGAAGCCACAGGCGCGGCGGCAACGGTTACGCTGACGGTGACCGGGGAAGCAACCGAAAGCGGCACGGTGAATGTCTATGTGGGACGTACCCGCGTGCAGGCTCCGGTGACCAACGGCGATAACGTCACGACGATTGCCAGCAGTATCAAAGATGCCATCAATGCCGTTCCGGCCCTGCCGTTTACGGCTTCATCTTCGGCAGGCGTGGTCACACTGACCGCGCGTCATAAGGGGCTTTGCGGGAATGAAATTCCTGTCAGCCTCAATTACTACGGCTTTGGTGGGGGCGAAGTGCTGCCAGCGGGCGTACAGATTGCCGTGGCGACGGGTACCGCCGGAACGGGTGCTCCGGTTCTCACCGGCGCGGTGGCTGCAATGGCGGATGAGCCGTTTGATTATATCGGCCTGCCGTTCAACGACACGGCCTCCGTTAACACGCTGGTGACCGAGATGAACGATACCAGCGGTCGCTGGAGCTATGCGCGTCAGCTGTATGGTCATGTGTATACGGCAAAGATCGGCACGCTGTCAGAACTGGTGACCGCAGGTGACCAGTTTAACCAGCAGCACATTACCCTGGCGGGGTACGAAAAAGACACCCAGACACCTGCCGACGAGCTGGCGGCAAGCCGTACCGCCCGCGCAGCGGTGTTTATCCGCAACGATCCGGCACGTCCCACGCAGACCGGTGAGCTGGTGGGTATGCTGCCTGCGCCGAAGGGGAAACGGTTCACGATGACCGAGCAGCAGACCCTGCTGTCTCATGGCGTGGCAACGGCGTATGTCGAAAGCGGGGTGCTGCGCATTCAGCGTGATGTCACCACGTACAGGAAAAACGCTTACGGGGTTGCGGATAACAGCTACCTCGACAGCGAGACGCTGCATACCAGCGCGTATGTGCTGCGCAAACTGAAATCCGTCATTACCAGTAAGTACGGGCGTCACAAGCTTGCCAGCGACGGTACCCGCTTTGGTTCCGGTCAGGCGATTGTCACCCCGGCGGTGATCAAAGGGGAACTGCTGGCAACCTACCGTCAGCTTGAGCGTGCGGGGATCGTGGAAAACTACGAACTTTTTAAGCAGTACCTGGTTGTGGAGCGTGATGCCAGCGATCCGAACCGCCTGAACACGCTGTTCCCGCCTGACTATGTTAACCAGTTGCGTGTCTTTGCCGTGGTTAACCAGTTCCGTCTTCAGTATTCAGAGGAGTCCGCATAATGGCCCGTATCGGGGGAACCTGTTATTTCAAAATTGACGGTCAGCAGCTATCGCTGACCGGCGGCATTGAGGTGCCCATGAACAGGACGGTCAATGATGACATCATCGGCCTGGACGGTTCAGTGGACCGCAAGGAAACTCACCGTGCGCCTTATGTTAAAGGGACCTTCAAGGTGCCGAAGAATTTTCCGGTGAGCAAAATCACCTCGTCTGATGAGATGACCATCACTGCCGAGCTGGCGAACGGTCAGGTCTATGTACTGTCGTCTGCCTGGCTGCACGGCGAAGCGAACCATAATGCCGAAGAAGGCACGGTTGACCTTGAGTTCCACGGTGAAGAAGGGGATTACCAGTGATTGAGCTTGTACTTAAAAAACCGATCATCGCCCACAAAGAAACACTGCATGTGCTGGAAATACGTGAGCCTACGTATGACGAGATTGAGGCGCTGGGGTTCCCATTCTCTGTTTCGCCTGATGGTGGTATGAAAATGGACAGTCAGGTGGCGCTGAAATATATCCCGCTTCTGGCCGGGATTCCGCGCTCGTCTGCAGCGCAGATGACGAAGCTGGATATTTTCAAGGCAGGCATGATTGTAATGCGTTTTTTTACCGGCTTGGGGACGGAAGAGACCTCAGGAAGCGATTCTACAATGTCGCGTGGTTCTGGAAATTAAACCCCCTTGAACTTCGCCGGACGGCTATTTCCCACTTTGCTGATCTGGAGGCAGAGGCCGTCCGTATAAATGAGGAGATGAAGCATGGCTGATAATTTTCAGCTGAAAGCCATCATCACCGCCGTTGACAGGCTATCCGGCCCGCTTAAAGGTATGCAGCGTCAGCTTAAGGGATTTCAGAAAGAAGTCTCCAGCCTTGCTCTGGGCGCTGCCGGGGCGGGTACTGCAATAATGGGGGCACTGGCACTCCCTGTAAAATCAGCCATCACCCTTGAATCGAAGATGGCTGATGTCCGCAAAGTGGTGGACGGTCTGGATACGCCGGATGCATTTAAGGCCATGACGGAGCAGGTACGCGCTTTGTCTACAGAGCTTCCCATGTCTGCAGACGGGATCGCGGAAATTGTGGCGGCTGGCGGTCAGGCCGGGATTGCACGTGATGAACTGATGCAGTTTGCCACTGATGCGGTGAAGATGGGCGTGGCCTTTGATACAACGGCTGAAGAGTCCGGGCAGATGATGGCCCAGTGGCGTACTGCGTTTAATATGACGCAGGATGAAGTGGCCGGGCTGGCTGACAAAATCAACTACCTTGGTAATACCGGCCCGGCGAATGCGAAGAAAATCTCCGATATTGTTACGCGTATTGGTCCTTTAGGTGGTGTTGCAGGTGTGGCTTCCGGCGAAATTGCGGCAATGGGGGCAACCATTGCCGGGATGGGCGTGGAGTCAGAAATTGCCGCCACAGGGATCAAGAACTTCATGCTTTCCCTGACCGCGGGAAATTCTGCGACAAAATCGCAGAAACAGGCATTGCGTTTTCTGCGGATCAATCCGAAGAAATTAGCTGCTGATATGCAGAAAGATGCCCGGGGCACCATGCTGTCTGTACTGGATGCGATGGCTAAAGTGCCTAAAGAAAAACAGGCCGCTGTGCTGAATGCCCTGTTCGGGAAAGAGTCTCTGGGCGCGATAGCACCTCTGCTGACTAACCTTGATTTGTTGCGTACCAACTTCAGGCGGGTTGCAGATTCCCAGCAGTATGGCAGTTCGATGCAGAAGGAATATGCTTCGAGGGCAGCGACGACGGAAAACCAGCTTTTACTTCTGCAAAATCAACTTGATGCCATTTCTTCCACGCTGGGGGAAACGTTTCTTCCTGAGGTTAATGATGGTCTTGAAGCGGTAAAACCGCTCCTTGAGGAAGTGAGAACGTTTGTCCGTGAAAACCCGGAGCTCGTTAAGACCATTGCTAAAATCGGTCTGGCCTTACTGACGGTGGGAGCCGCTGCAGGCTCTTTGTCCAGAATTATGAAAGTTCTCGGCGGTGTGATGAATATGACGCCAGCTAAGGGGCTGATTGCTCTTCTGGTTGGTGGCGCTTACCTCATTATTGATAACTGGGAAACCGTAGGCCCTGTCATAAAAAAAGTCTGGCACGTGGTGGATGAAACGGCGCAGGCGATGGGGGGATGGGAAACTGTTCTGAAAGCGATTGCCCTGTTTATGGCAACCAAATGGGTTGCTGACGTTACCAAATCCATTACCGCAGTGACCAGAGAGATGCGTACGCTGGGGAAGGTATCGGCAGAAACGGGATTGATGGGGAAAGGCCGCGACTTTATCGGGAAGGCCGGGGTATATGGTTTTCTGGGAACCCTGATGTATGAGCCGGTTAAAGATACTCTGGAAAGTGTTGTTCCTGAAGATACGGTTAACTGGCTGGATAATAAAGGGCTGTTTCTGGCTTCAGACTGGACGCCTTTTTTTGATCGTAAAGAGTACGAGCAGTATCAGGCCAACCTGAGCCAGTACAAACCCAATGTTCCGCTGTTGAATCCATCTTCTTCCATGACACAGCACAGCGAACTGAAAGTCACGTTCGAGAATGCTCCGCCAGGTATGAAGATAATTGATGTACCGGGCAAAGCCGATCCCCTGATGAAAATCACGCACGATGTGGGGTATTCCCCTTTTCGTTTTCCACGATAACGCAGTCCTTTTTGAGGTCAGTCTATGGATTTATCCTCATTTCCCACCCGACCTTCATTACTTTCGTCGTCTTCAGGCTGGCGTGACAGACTTCAGGACGCGTCATTTCGCGGCGTGCCGTTTAAGGTTGAAGAAGAAAGTGCGGGAACCGGTCGCCGTGTGGAAACACATGAATACCCGAACCGCGACAAACCCTATACCGAAGACCTGGGGAAAATCACTTTTCGCCCGTCCATCACGGCTTATGTGGTGGGAGATGACTGCTTTGACCAGCGCGATCGCCTGATTGACGCGCTGAATAAACCCGGTCCCGGCACGCTTGTCCACCCGACATATGGTGAGCTGAAAGTCTGTGTTGACGGGGAAGTTCGGGTCAGCACATCGAAAAGTGAAGGGCGTATTGTCCGCTTTGACCTGAAGTTTGTCGAAGCAGGAGAACTCTCTTACCCCACATCAGGTGCGGCGACGGCGCAGACGCTGATGTCATCCTGTTCTGCACTGGATGACTGCATCAGTGACAGCTTCAGCGGTTTCAGTATCGATGGTGTGGCGGATTTTGTGCAGAACGACGTCGTCGGTAATGCCAGCACAATGCTTGGGTATGTTTCTGATGCGATGAAAGTGGTGGATTCTGCCGTATCGGATGCTGCCAGGCTGTTGCAGGGGGATATCTCGGTACTTCTGCCGCCACCATCGTCAGGCAAAAATTTCGTTGAGCAGGTGCAGAAAATGTGGCGTACCGGGAAACGCCTTTATGGTAACGCCAGCGACCTGGTCACCATGATCAAAACGCTTTCCGGTGTCAGCCTCGGCAGCGATCTGCAACCGCGCGGCGTCTGGAAAACGGACAGTAAAACCACCGCCACGGCGACGCAGCAGCGTAACGTGGTTGCCAGCACCCTTCGTACGACCGCAATCAGCGAAGCGGCGTATGCCGTCACCCGATTGCCTGCGCCAACAACTTCCGCGGTGATGCAGAATGCCGCAGTGGGGCAGTCAACAACACCTGCGCAGAGCACTGGCTGGCCTTCCGTCACGCATCCGGCACTGAACAATGCACCGGCGGTGAAAAACACGGTTGAGCTGCCAACGTGGGAAGAACTGACTGACATTCGCGACACACTGAATACGGCAATTGATAAGGAGTTGTCCCGTACAACCAGTGATGCGCTGTTTCTGGCACTGCGCCGGGTGAAAGCAGATCTGAATGCGGATATCAACACGCGCCTTGAACAGTCTGCACGGATCATTCAGCGCACACCGGATGAGGTTTTACCCGCGCTGGTGCTGGCGGCGACCTGGTTTGATAACGCGGCGCGTGATGCGGACATTATCCGGCGTAATGCCATTACGCATCCCGGCTTTGTGCCGGTGATCCCTCTGAAGGTGCCAGTGCAATGAACGACAATGTCACGCTACGGGTAAATGGCCGGGAGTGGAATGGCTGGACATCGGTGCGCATCGGTGCCGGTATTGAACGGCTGGCGCGGGATTTCAGTGTGGAGATCACCCGCCAGTGGCCGGGTGATGAGGGTATCACCACGCTTCAGCCGCGCATTAAAAACGGTTCAAAAGTGGAGGTGCTGATTGGTGATGAGCTGGTGATCACCGGCTGGGTGGAGGCGACGCCCGTTCGCTACGATGCCCGTTCGGTCAGCACCGGTATTGCCGGACGCAGTCTGACCGCTGACCTGATTGATTGTGCAGCCGAACCGACACAGTTTAACGGACGATCACTGGTACAGATTGCGCAGGCGCTTGCTGCGCCCTTCGGCATTGAGGTGGTGAACAGCGGTGCGCCGTCGGGTGTTATTCCTGATGTCCAGCCTGATCACGGTGAAACGGTGATCGAGGTGATTAACAAAATACTCGGTCAGCAGCAGGCGCTGGCTTATGACGACCCGCACGGCAGGCTGGTGATTGGCGGTATTGGCTCAACGCGGGCACATACCGCGCTGGTACTCGGGGAAAACATCCTTTCCTGCGATACGGAGAAGAGTATCCGGGAGCGGTTTTCTGTTTACCAGGTGGCGGGGCAGCGTGCCGGAAACGACGATGATTTCGGTGAGGCCACCACAACTGCGCTGCGGGCCCGCACAGAGGACGCATTTATTGCCCGTTACCGTCCGATGTATATCAGGCAGACAGGGCAGGCTACGGGGGCAGGCTGTATTGCCCGTGCTGACTTTGAAGCCCGACAACGGGCGGCGCGGACGGATGAAACCACCTATGTGGTGCAGGGCTGGCGACAGGGTAACGGTACGCTGTGGCAGCCCAACCAGCGGGTGATTGTCTTCGATCCGGTCTGTGGTTTCGACAATACCGAACTGCTTGTCTCGGAAGTCACGTTTACTCAGGACCAGAACGGCACCCTGACGGAAATCCGTGTCGGCCCACCTGATGCTTATCTGCCTGAACCCGAAGCCCCCGGCGCGCGGAAAAAGAAAAAAGCCAGAGTACAGGAGGACCCGTTCTGATGAGGACGATTGAAGCCATGCAGCGACAACTCCTCGGCCTGATTGGGCGGGCAGTGGTGAAAAGCATCAGTGCCGCCACGAAATGTCAGACCGTGGATGTGTCCCTGATTGCCGGTGAACCCAAAGCCGGGATTGAACATCTTGAACCCTACGGTTTTACCGCAAGGGCAAACAGCGGTGCGGAAGCGGTGGTGTTGTTTCCGGATGGCGACCGTTCTCATGCGGTGGTTGTTACGGTGTCGGACCGGCGCTACCGCCTGAAAGGGCTGCAGACGGGTGAGGTGGCTGTCTATGACGATCAGGGGCAGTCTGTGACGCTGACCCGGGAGGGGATCGTGGTGGACGGTGCAGGTAAAACGATCACGTTTCGCAATGCGCCTAAGGCACGTTTTGAAATGGACCTGGAAGTGACAGGACAGGTGAAAGACCTGTGCGACTCCGGCGGCACCACCATGTCAGCGATGCGGCTTGCCTATAACGGGCATCGTCACAGAGAGAACGGTCAGGGCAGTAACACCGACAAACCTGATAAAGCGATGGAGGCATGATGGAACTGTGGCTGACGGTGAACGGTAAACGCACCTGCGCCAGCGCACCGCTGGATCCGCTGACCCGCGCCGTGGTGATTTCCCTGTTTACCTGGCGGCGGGCGGAGCCTGATGACAACGCCGACGTCCCGATGGGATGGTGGGGGGATACCTGGCCTGCGGTACAGAATGACCGTTACGGCTCCCGACTGTGGCTGCTTCAGCGCAGCAAACTGACCAATCAGCTGGTGCAGACGGTAAGGGGATATATCCGCGAATGCCTGCAATGGATGATTGATGACGGCGTGGTGTCCCGTATTGATCTGGATATCCGCCGCACCGGGATTAATGAGCTGGGTAACAGTATCACCCTCTGGCGTCGTGATGGACCAGTAATGATTTCTTTTGATGATCTGTGGAGTGCGATAACGCATGGCGGACAGTGAATTTCAGCGCCCGACGCTGGCAGAAAATATCAGTATGCTCCGTAACGATTTATTCGCCAGGCTGGACGTCAGCGACACGCTCCGGCGCATGGATGAAGACGTGCGGGCAAAGGTGTATGCGGCGGCGCTGCATACGGTTTACGGTTACATCGATTATCTGGCAATGAACATGCTGCCTGACCTGTGCGATGAGTCCTGGCTGGCGCGACATGCTGCGATGAAACGGTGTCCGCGCAAGGGGGCCACGGCTGCCAGCGGGTATATGCGCTGGGAAGGTGTCAGCGATGGCCTGAAGGTGACCGCCGGGAGTGTTATTCAGCGCGATGACCTGGTGCAGTACACGGCAACTGCCGATGCAACCAGCACCGGTGGTGTCCTGCGCGTGCCGATCGCCTGCTCAAGTACAGGCGCGGTCGGTAATGCTGACGACGGTACGTCATTAATCCTGGTCACGCCGGTGAATGGTCTGCCGTCTTCTGGCGAGGCAGATACCCTGACAGGTGGATTTGATACTGAAGAGCTGGAAACGTGGCGCGCCCGCGTCATTGAGCGGTATTACTGGACGCCTCAGGGCGGGGCTGACGGGGACTATGTCGTCTGGGCTAAAGAAGTGCCCGGCATTACCCGCGCATGGACATACCGACACTGGATGGGAACGGGGACTGTCGGTGTGATGATTGCCGGCAGTGACCTGATTAATCCCATTCCGGAAGAATCAACGGAAACGGCGGCAAGACAACATATCGGGCCACTGGCCCCGGTGGCAGGCTCTGATTTGTATGTATTCAGGCCGGTGGCGCATAAAGTGGATTTTCATATCCGTGTGACGCCGGACACACCGGAAATACGGGCTGCCATCACCGCCGAGTTGCGTTCGTTCCTGCTGCGTGATGGTTATCCGCAGGGAGAACTGAAGGTGTCACGTATCAGTGAAGCGATTTCCGGTGCGAACGGGGAATACAGCCATCAGTTGCTTGCACCGGCGGACAATATCTCCATTGCAAAAAATGAACTGGCGGTACTGGGGACGATTTCATGGACGTGACAAACGATGATTACATCCGTCTGTTGTCGGCACTGTTGCCACCCGGTCCGGCGTGGTCAGCCAGAGATCCGGCGATTGCCGGTGCGGCACCGTCATTAACCCGCGTTCATCAGCGTGCGGATGCCCTGATGCGGGAGCTGGATCCGCGCACCACCACTGAACTGATAAACCGCTGGGAGCGTCTGTGCGGTCTGCCGGATGAATGTATTCCCGCAGGGACACAGACCCTTCGCCAGCGTCAGCAACGACTGGATGCGAAGGTTAACCTGGCGGGCGGCATCAATGAGGATTTTTACCTTGCACAGCTTGCTGCCCTGGGCAGACCAGACGCTACCATCACGCGATACGACAAAAGCACGTTCACCTGCTCATCTGCCTGTACTGACGCGGTGAATGTGCCGGAATGGCGGTATTACTGGCAGGTCAACATGCCAGTCGCCACCAACACCACCTGGATGACATGTGGCGATCCCTGTGATTCCGCGCTGCGCTTCTGGGGGGACACCGTTGTCGAGTGTGTGCTTAACAAACTCTGCCCGTCGCATACCTATGTGATTTTTAAATATCCGGAGTAATCCATGCATCGTATAGACACGAAAACCGCGCAGAAGGATAAGTTCGGCGCGGGTAAGAACGGTTTTACCCGTGGTAACCCCCAGACTGGCACGCCTGCCACCGATCTGGATGATGACTACTTTGACATGTTGCAGGAGGAGCTTTGCAGCGTGGTGGAGGCATCCGGTGCCAGCCTGGAGAAGGGGCGGCACGATCAGTTGCTTACCGCACTTCGCGCGCTGCTGTTAAGCCGCAAGAATCCGTTTGGCGATATCAAATCGGATGGCACGGTGAAAACGGCTCTCGAAAACCTTGGTTTGGGAGAAGCAGCTAAAAGGAATGTAGGTACAGGGGCGAATCAGATACCTGATATGAGCCTGTTCGCGTCAATTAATACCGTAACGGCTGCTGCGCAAAAATTTCCGTCTGGATTAATTTTACAGTGCGGTCAGTTGAATGGTGCCCCGAATGTATCTTCAACATACGGGATGAGGTTCCCGATGACGTTCTCAAGAGTAATTGCTGTCGTAGTTACATTGAACGTTACTGGCGCGGCTGGGCAGCCGACTGTATCGGCGACAAGTGTCCAGAACACTGGATTTAATATTACTGTGTCGCCCGGTTCAGGATACGGTTCATCTGCTGATGCGTATTACATTGCAATGGGATATTAACAAAATGTCATATTTTTATTCTGCATCGACAAACGGATTTTATTCGACTGAATTTCACGGCACCAATATTCCTGATGATGCAGTGGAAATCTCGGAATCAGAGTGGAAAACACTGATTAATGCACAGAGTGTAACAAAAATGATTACCTGTGGTGAGAACGGTCATCCTGTCATTGTTGACCGTCCTTCTCCAACACCAGAACAATTAGCCTTAATAAATGATGAAAAGAAATCTGCACTGATAGCAGAGGCAACGAATGTAATAGCTCCGCTTCAGGATGCGGTTGATTTAGGTATGGCAACAGATGATGAAACGAAACTGTTACTGGCATGGAAAAAATATCGGGTGCTGCTTATGCGTGTTAATGTAGTAAAACCCGAGTGGCCTATGCATCCAAATAAATAGACTTGTTAATCTAGGGTAATTGTTGGAATAATACTCATTTTTCAGTAGGTTCAGGTAGCCTGGGTATAATGCTCACTTCTACAATGATTTCAACTTATTTTATTTAATTGATATTACGAAACTTAACTCATACATAAACAATATGACTCAATACTGTCCTAAATAGCTGCGCAGAAAAGTGCTCCACTTTCGCTCAGCCCTTGCTGGGCGAAGCATCAGGAAGGCGTTCTCAGCTAGGTTGTGTTATATCTGGCTTGAGTTTTGTTGCCCATACGCAACACATTACCCATCTGTAAACGACAAGTGTGACAGAATTAGGTGCAGCTATTTAGACTATATCGACGCAGTAACGATAATAGATATCGAAACTGTACTAGATATTAGCTACTTATGGTTACCGGGGGGAGTCTTTTGAGCACTGGTGTTATCAATCGGCTTCAAATAATTCACCAATAAATTATATTGCGATAGCTCATCACCTTCCAGGTTGTTTATAGCCAGTTTATCAGCGTCACCACCTACTGTTTATGCTTTTATTTCTTTGATTAATAAGTATATGATATTTTAATTCATCTGGTGTATTTCTTTCTCATGTGTTGGTCGACTGAATATCTGTTCAGTGAAGGGGTAATTTTATGTTTGCACTTCGAACATTCCCTTCAGTTGCTAGGAAAGAAAACCGTAACATTTGCGCATTAATTTTAACAGTATAATCTGAGCATAAATATGCGCTATATATCTATAAAAAGGCGCAATTAATTGCGCCTTTTTATCATTTTATCAAAAATGGCCCACCGACTGTCCTCGATAGCCAATGGCCAATTTTATCTGATACATATACACAAATACAGGTATATATGATTGCGCAGATAGGATTTGGAATGGTCACGCTGAAGCCTATGATTGCTAAAGCCATAGGGATAAATAATTTGGTGATATACTCCATTCCACATATGTTAAGAGTATTTCTTCCAGCTCTTACAATAAAGTCATTCCCACAAATTATTTTTGCTATAAAGATATTAAATATTATCAAGCCTACCGTGGTGATAATAGTATTAATAGCTTGAATATAACTACTTGATATTATGTCTGCATTGAATATTGAGATAATCTTAAAAAGCAAAGGTTTCTGGTTAAGGAGTTGATACGCACTCATTATCGCGGTAATTGAGAAGACAATGAAACCAATTTTAGATTTTCCAAAAAACCTGTCACGTGTTAATTCTAAAAACATACATCTACCGAGAGGCAATAACCACCAGTATGCCATAGCGGAGTCTATGTTCCAAAACCATTGAGGATCTAGTAATGGGTTATGATTGAGCACTGTTTGTGACAACATGAACGATAATAGTGATATGATTAAAATCACTATATTGTTCTTGACTATTTCTTTAAAGATTGCATCAATTGCTATTATAACAAAAAGGCAGTTTATAAACCATATTGTTCCTACAAATTGGTTGTTTCTAACACCATATATTATATCATAAATGTGGCTATATATATAATCAATCGTCTCACCTGAGTTAATTGTGTTTATTATTAATATAGTAAATGCAAAAGTGAAATATGGAATCATTAATCTGTAAAACTTTGACTTGATATAATCGAAAATAGATAAGTCATTTTTTTTGATAGTAAAAAAACCAGCAGCGAAAAAGAATAGTGGGACGTGATAACTAAAAACAAAAGGATACAATTTGCCAGCCCCCAAACCAAGGTGACCTAAATATATAGCAAAAATACCGAGAAATTTTAAAGCATCAACCCAATCATGCCTTGTTTTTCTGTTGTTGTCGATTTTGTTATTATACATTTAAAGTAGGCTCTCCAGTTTTGTGTGATTTTCAAACACTCATTGCAAATATGAATGCCTGAAAGTTTATGATTATTAATCAACGAGTTCAATATTAATTTATTATTTTTCAAAGTCGCACTATATAGGCATTTACTTCCGCAGTACCACCGATAGTATCGATATCAAATCAGCCTGCGGCCGCGATAACTTTCGTAACATCCTGCCAGCGGCTTTGTTGAATAAATCAGGTTCAAGACAATCGTCTCTGCATCAGGTTAGAGTCTCAGGCAATACACACTCTTTCTGGCATAGCTGCCACTCTCGCACCATGGCCATAGCCTTTACGATCTGCATACTCACCAGACCAGAGCCCGCTCCCTTTCGGGGAGGAATGAGGGCTCTGATATTCTTTTGCCGTAGTTCATCGTGAAACCGTCGGATGTCATTTGGCCTGAACTACCAGTGGTGTAGGCCATTCAATATCGTATTATATTGAAATATAAATATGCATCAGCTGCACACGGTATATTTCCATGCCAGAAGAAGTATCCTGACGTGAAACATGACTTTGTTGTCAGGATTTCATGAGAGCGGTTCAGCAAAAAATGACGAAAATCCTAGTATAGTCGGGTGATGAGCAGTATAGAGGAATGTGTTATAACCAATAAAAGTCCAATTAAATTTGTTTTTATTTCTAAGCCCCCCCAAAAAAGGAGGTGGCTTTTAAATTTAATTCAAATTTTATAATGGCTCTTAGCAAAATTTGCTACTATGTTATTTATTGCGATTGGGGTTGAAACAACAATTGCTGTTATAAGAAGCAAATATGGAATAAAATAAATTCTATTACCAGAAGCATATATGCTTGGTGATAATCCTAACATAGATGTTGTGGCAATGGTTCCAATAATCATTGTGGATATGAAAATTGAAGTGACATTAAAATTAAGTGATATTACGGTTGGAAATATAATGAGTGCTGTAAGTATCATGGCAAAAGACACCCTAAACACGGAGAGTGTCGAGAAAAGATTGCTTTCAGAAAAATGTATGGCTTGAAAAATAACTGGCGGTGTATGTATAATATATAGTGTGATCAAGATACAGCAAGAAATTAGAGGGAATATTTTTGTTTTTTTCTTGCATATAATAGTACTGGAAAAAGCTAGTAATGCTGGGATAATTGATTTTACAGAAAATAACATATCTGCATATAAGTTAAGTCCAAGCATAGATCTTTGGATTATATTAAAATTACCATACTCTTTAAACCAATGTTCTATCTCTGCATAATACCTGACTTTATTTCCTGGGCAAGTTGCAATATAAATAATAACTAATAGTGAAATCCCCATCGCATTTAATAATGGTTTTGTATTGTAATTGTTTGTTTTGCAAAAAATTAACAGTGTGGTGCATAATAATACATTGACTACAGCTATCTGTTCATTGAATGATGATAAAAAAAATAACAAATAGCAAATTAGAGATTGAGTTTTCTCGTGGTTTTCCATATTGATTTTTCTTATAAGTAGAGAATAACCAATAAATGCAATAGCACTTGGCCACAGATAGTTGAATGATCCTGTTATCCAAATCGCGGCATTGAAAAAAACATCGTTTGGCATCATAACAATCAGTAATAATGACATGATTGAAGTGTTTATTTTATAGTAAAGGTTGTTTTCTCTCTGAAAGATAGAGCAAATGCCAATAATTAATGATGAAAACATTGCTGCATTAATTAAAGACCAAGCATAAAAATGATTAATAAGATTTATTAATGCATATTCAATCCATGTTCGTGATGACCATGTGAAATATCTATCTATGAGCCACTTGATGTGATCCGGTTCTGATATTGATTTCTCGGAAAACCAAATGTCATCTGATACTAGTGTATATTGATTTAAATGAAGAATAGTTAAACCAATAAAAAAAAGCAAAAGAAAGCATATGTAATTTGATTTAATCATTTCTTATCCTTAATAATATATTTAGGTCTATTTTTTACTTCAATATATATTCTGCCTATATATTCTCCGAGAACACCAATCCCGATCAGTTGCACGCCACCCAAGAAAAGTATTGATACAAGCAGGGAGGGATACCCGCGTACTGGGTTACCAAAGACAAGGGTGTCTATAATCATCCATGCACCATATAAAAACGAAATGCTTGCAACAAACAAGCCTATATAAGTCCATACGCGAAGAGGAAAGGTTGAAAAACTTGTGATACCTTCCAGTGCCAGATTCCATAATTTCCAGCCATTAAATTTTGAGATGCCAGCAACACGCTCTGCGCGTACATATTCAACGACATCTGTCTGACCACCCACCCAGCTCAGTATGCCTTTCATGAAAAGATTGCGCTCAGGCAACAGTTTAATGTTCTCCACAACCTCACGAGACATGAGTCGAAAATCTCCGACATTTTCCTCGATCTTTGGGGTGCTTATTTTGTTGTGTAACTTATAGAACCACTCAGCTGTCTTACGTTTCAGTCGTCCATCAGTTGAGCGGTCTGAACGTTTCGCAAGCACCATGTCAGCACCAGCCTGCCACTTTTCAATAAGATGAGGGATAACCTCAATAGGGTCTTGCAGGTCGACATCAATAGGAATTACAGCATCGCCGCTTGCATGGTCTAACCCTGCAAATAAGGCTGGTTCTTTACCAAAGTTGCGTGTAAATGACAGCGGAACAACTAGCGGGTCTGAAACAGCCAGCGCGTTAATAATTGACTCTGTGGCATCGTAAGCGACTCGTCAGAACCGTATTGATATTTACTGAGAGCTC